AATTTAATGATAATAATAGTCTTAATGGTTCAGGCAACTTAAGATTTGTATCAAACCAAGTTAGAATTACGGGGTCACTAGCAGTCTCCGGCTCTGGTACAGAGACTACAACAATCATAGATGGCACACATGTATCAAGTTCATTGAACATGTCGGCATCTTTTTTCTACGGCGATGGCTCAAATCTTACAAATATTGAACCTGAACCAGCCGGAGCAAATACACAGCTTCAATTAAATAACAGTGGTGTCTTTGGTGCATCAAGTAATTTGACTTTCGCGTCAAACCGTCTCAACGTCACGGGCTCTTTATCGGTTTCAGGCTCCACAGTAGAGGCAACAACAACCATAGATGGTACACATGTTTCAAGTTCCTTGAATATATCGGGATCTGAATTTCATGGTTCCAGCTTCCATGTTGGTCAATTCATCCGTCATGCGGGAGATCCCGATACCTTTATTGATTTCACCGATGATGATATAAACATCCAAGCTGGTGGGGTTAACTTCATTGATATTACTGAGGGCGACACAAACGAAATTACGTTTAACGAAGGCGGTGCAAATATAGACTTTAGGGTAGAAGGTGATAACGATACGAATTTGTTGTTTGTTGATGGAGGAAATGATAGGGTTGCAATTGGAACGAACTCGCCCACCCACCTCCTAACAGTCGATGGGGATATTTCCGCCTCACTCGGCATCACAGGATCTGCTCTTTATAGCACCGATGCAAATATTACAAGAAATTTGATTGTATCAGGCTCTGCGGTAGAAAAAACAACAACCATTAATACCACACATGTTTCAAGTTCTTTAAATATATCAGGTTCTAATTTTTATGGCAACGATGCAGAACTTGGCGGAGATCTATATGTTGGTCGTTATATTTATCATCAAGGCGATCCTGATACAAAAATAGAATTTACAACTGACAAGATTGCAATTAATGCTGGCGGTCGTGAATTCATTCAAATGCAGGAGGCAAGCACTGATACACTTGAAATTAACCGCCTTGAGTCTTCTAATTTTAAGTTTATAATTAACAATTCCAGCAATGAAATGTTCACCGTTGATGATGATGGTATTGTCATTAATGACGGAGGTGCTCCCGATGATTTCCGTGTAGAAAGCAACCAAAAGCAAAGAGCTTTTTATATAGATGGCAATGATCAATTTGTTCATATACTCGTAGATCAGGATCATGTACCTCATCGCACCGGCTCCGATACAGCAGTATTTATATCTGGAACAATAGGTTCTAAAGGTACAGACATAAGAGGCACCAGCGTTTTTGGTGGAGATGTTGTCATCAGCGGAACACTTCACGGAGGAAGTGCGCTTGATATTGGCAGTGATGGTCTAATAGTCTCAGGCTCCACAGTAGAGGCAACAACAACCATAGATGGTACACATGTTTCAAGCTCCTTAAACATATCAGGTTCTGCTTTTTATGGCTCCGATGCAAATATTACCAGACAATTAATAGTAACAGGTTCTGCGGTAGAAAAAACAACAACTATTAGCACCATACATATTTCAAGTTCTTTAAATATATCAGGCTCTGCTTTTTATGGCGACGGCTCAAATTTAACAAACGTTGGTGCTGTTGGGGCAAACACTCAAATTCAATTTAACAACGATGGTGTTTTTGGTGCATCAAGTAATCTGTCTTTTGCACAGAACTCTCCAAATCCCGACCGTCTCAGCGTCACGGGCTCCTTATCAGTTTCAGGCTCAAATCCTGCGACATCAACAACCATAGATGGTACACATGTTTCAAGTTCCTTGAACATATCGGGATCTGCTTTTTATGCCCCCGATGTAAATATTACCAGACAATTAATAGTAACAGGCTCCAATCCCGCGACATCAACAACCATAGATGGCACTCATGTTTCAAGCTCCTTGAACATATCGGGATCTGCTTTTTATGGCGACGGCTCAAACCTCACAAATATTCCTGCCTCAGCCGTTGGTGCAGCCGGTGCTGATAATCAAATTCAATTTAATGATGATGGCGATCTTGAAGGAAATGCTAATTTAATTTTCCGTGGTAATTCAGATCTTGTATTAACTGGATCTCTTATTCTCACAGGGTCTTCGCAATCTTTAATCGTTCTGGATACCCGAGATGCCGACAATTTAAAAGAAATTGTTTTTAACAAAGATGGATCCGCAGCCGCTGCTATTCAGATTAACTCGGCTGAACATTTGTTTGTTGAAAACGAAAATGCAAAAGATATTATTCTAAGGGCGAATAACCAAAATGCTTTAAGAGTCATAGGCTCTCAAAGAAGAGTTATTATTGGTTCTGTGACTAAAACCTCAGCAACCGCCGAATTAGATGTCGAAGGTGACGCCTATGTTTCCGGCTCTTTAACCATTAGCGGAAGCTCCACAATTGGTTTAGGTGCAAATCACCAATCTACATTTGGTGGAGGATTAACTGCCTCTCTTGGTGTGTCTCTTGCGCAACACTCTTTTGTTGCAACGGATAAAAATATTCTATTTGGATCTCAAGGCAATTCAGCGGTGCAATATAATAATAGTGCCGCACAGTTAGTCATTTCAGGTTCCAGTGGAGCCAACGGCGGCATTAATTTCCAAGGCAACAACATTCAATTTGACATTGCAAATGGGACAATAAAAACTGGTTCTCTTGCAGGTGGAAAAAGTTATCTTGGAGTGGATTCTAATAATAGACTAGTGTTAACTGGATCTGTCGAACATGCCGTGTCGGCAGCCGGTTCCGATGAACAAATTCAGTTTAATAATGGCGGATCACTCGGAGCATCAGCCGCCTTGTCTTTTGACTCGGCTCAATCAGAACTGGAACTCAATGGATCTATGGAGATAGTAAGTGGCTCTGGTGCTAGCGAAAAAACTGTTTTCGAAGTAAATTCGGGTCTATCTCCTGGCGCGTCTGGATCTGTCCGTGGTCGTATGTTGCACGTCAAAGAGACTTTATTTGATCTAACAAGTGGAGCACAAGCAAGGACTGGTAGGTATGTATCAATTGGTCCGAGCACCACTGTCAGTCAGACACTTACCAGGCAAAATGGATTTATATCACCATTTTCTGGAAGACTTATAAGTATTACTTATCACATGGGTGCTGGCTCCACTAACCAAGATCAAAGTAAAGGACAGTGCGGATTTGCTCTTCGAGTGGCAGACGTAGACTCTCTTAATGGTAATACCATGGACTCCGCTGTGAGTGAGCTACATGCTGTCACTGCATCTACCTGGCCAGGAAACAACAGAGTTGGATCAATAAATGTGCAAACAGGTCAGGGCGCTCTTAATGAATTGGCTAATGTTACTGGCAGTTTTTCTTTTGGAACTGGTTCTGCTATTGGACTGTATTTCCGATCAGGTGATTCTTCGGGAGTTAACTTCCCAGGACAAACCGCAGTTACAGTTGTTTTTGAGTTCGATCAGTTAGATCCTATCATCAGTGGTTCCGGTGGATACGATCATGGTGGTGGTGGATAAACATGGGTAAAGTAGCTAAAATCAACGGTGTTAGTATTCATGTTGTAAGAAGAGTTAATAATACAAGAAGATCACTTATCGCCACACTACCGGGGCAAGCAGCCGTCACAAGACGAGCAACAATGTGGCAGATCAAGTTTGAATTGAGCGGACACAATCGTTGGTCTTGTTATCACACTGCGTCTAATTTTGAACCAGATTCACCATATGCAGACAGCAATAGTGACTATGCACCATCAACTTATTGGACTGCTATGAATGTTAATGGCTATGACAGAGGTGGTATGCAAGCACAAATTTACGGTGAAGATAGCAATGGACTTGGCTGGTGGGGGTGTGTCAGATCAAACGATAACTTACGTCAATTTCTGCACGCAACTTCATCAACGGTAATTGATGGAACCTACCCTTGGTCATATGATGGTCAAAGTGCGCCTGGAGATGGTCCAGTAGATTTTGCAAAAGTTGCTTTTGGTGCACTTGATAAAGTTTGGGTTTTAGGAAAAGAAGACGTAAACACTGATAGCCTTTGTATCTCTTACAATGATCCACAACAAACAAACAACACTATGAACTGGGAGCGAGTTGCTAACCTAGAAACTGGTCAAACCCACACTTGCCAAATATCCAATTGTGTAGGAAGAAAATGGGCGGCAATTCAAGATTCAAGATTTTTCTTAAACACAGGAAGTTTATCAAGTTCGGTTGCCAATGCGTCTGACTGGAAAAAAATGAATGACGATATTGGAGTTACAACAAACGCATGGGCATGGGCACAAAGAGATGGCGAGTCATCAGACGGTCGTTTTGTAGCAGTTGGCGAAACTGTCAGTGGTGATTACGGTATATATTATAGCACGGATAATGGTGTAAATTGGACCAAAGCAACCGCTGTTGCTAGACCAAGTGAATCACCAGTGCAACTTCTTGATGTAACTTATGATGCAAGAAGAGATAGGTTTATAGCTGTCGGACAACGCGCTCATATTTTAACGAGTTCTGACGGTGGTGAAAACTGGGGATCCATTCAAACCTTGCAAGCTCACGGAAATCAATCATTCCATGGAGTTGAAACAGACAATTTTAATGTTGTTATTGGTGGTGATAATTTAGCATTTTATATAAGCACTGGTAGTCTTGACATATTTAATTCAATTCCGACACCAAAGACCGCATCCTCTAACATTGCCGGAGGGCACTCACAAATACCTGCTGTTCCAAGTGTTGTTCGTGATCAAGTTGGACACGGCAACGAGGCTGTCAACATCTCATAAGCCTTTCAACAGTGTATACAATAATATTATCTGGCATTTGACAAAATAATATACTATTTATATTTGACCAATTATATTTTATGGAGTGTCTATCTATGTCTACTTTGTTAGAACAAGCAATCGTTGATGCGGAAGCATTAAAAGAGGCGGCTATTAAAAACGCCGAAGCAGCGATTATTGAAAAATACTCCTCCGAAGTTAGGGATGCCGTCAACTCTCTTTTAGAGCAAGAAGAAGACACCCTTGAAGAGGAGGAAGAAAGCTCAGTGATGGAAGAAGTTCCTTACGCTGTTGAAGAAGGTGACGAACCAATTATGGTTCGTTTAGACCTCGAAGCGCTTGAACGTGCCTTATCCGAGGAGGAAGAGCCTGTTGAGGAATCTCACGAAGACCTCGCTGATACCCTCGAAGAAGAAATCGAGGAAGCCGTTCAAGCCGAAGGTGCCGAAGAACTCGAAGAAGAAACCGATCTTGATGAAGAGATCGAACTTGATGAGGAAATTCTTGACGCCATTGCCGAAGAGCTTAAAGTAGATTTAGGTATCCCAGACCAAGGTTTGGGAGGACGCTCAACCCCTACTGATCGTAATCTTGAAGGACAGAAGGTGACACTCGCTGCCCTTAAAGATGACGAACTTGCAGAAGAACATGTTGCTCTCCAAAAGGCTCGCGAAGAAACTGGCATGTATGTTAACCAAGTTAACGAGCTTAAGCAAGAAAAGTCCAATTTACAAAAAACAGTTTTACATCTTAAGGAGCGATTGGAAGAAGTTAATCTTTCAAACGCTCGTTTACTTTACACGAATCGCGTGTTAAATAGCACCTCCTTGAATGAGCGACAAAAAACAAAGATTGTCGAGTCTATTTCAAATGCCGATTCTGTTGAAGAGGCGAAGGTAATTTATGAGACCCTTCAAAGCGCGGTGGGAGATAGAGCAAAGTCTTCTCCACAATCACTTCGCGAAGCAGTTGAAAGACCATCGTCAACCCTCCCTCGTCGTAGGGAGACAACAACCCAAAATCCGCATTTTAATAGGATGAGGGCTTTAGCAGGCATAAAAGGAGAAAATAAATAATGTCAGTTTTAGATAAACTAACTGAGGGCATTGTTAACCGAGATCTTTCTCAAGAGGGTGCTGCTCTTCTCAACAAGTGGGAGAAGACAGGACTTCTGGAGGGTCTCGATAACGACCGCACTCGCAATAGCATGGCTCGTCTTTTAGAGAACCAAGCTAAGGAGCTTCTTCGTGAAACTTCCGCAATGGCATCTGGCGATGTCGAAGGATTTGCAGCAGTTGCATTTCCAATTGTCCGTCGTGTTTTCGGCGGCTTGATCGCAAACGATCTCGTTTCCGTTCAACCAATGAGCCTCCCCAGTGGACTCATTTTCTTCCTTGACTTTAGTGTTTCCGATGATACAGTATCGGCGCTTAACTCACGTCTTGGAAATCTTTCTGGTGAATCACTTTATGGTGGTGGACGCTTAGGTGCAGAAATCACTGGTGGTGTTAGCCTTGATGGTCTCAATGCAGAGAAGTCATTCTATGCACTGAATAGTGGCTACGCTTCACCAACCGGCTCTGCCGCAAACCTTGCTTTGACACCTTTCAAGTCAGGTACTTATGGTGGTGGAGACCCAGAACTTGATAAAGTTGTTCGTTACGATCCAGACTTTACCTCTGGCACAACAACCGTAGCGATTGCTGAGGTCGCAGTTAGCAGCTTTGGTCAACTTAACCTCGACAACTTGATTTCAATTTCTGGTTCGGCTGCTGTCGCAAACGGGCTCCAAGTCCGTCGTTTGACTCAGCTTTCCGGTACTGAATCAACAAACCTTCTCTTGGTTTACGCTTCTCTTGAAGGTCAGGTTACCCCTGTCAACCTTTCAGGTGCATTCGTCGCTGGTAATCAAGACTTTGAGTTCGCAATCGATGATAACTTCGTTGCTGGCGGTGCTCTTGGTTCCGTTATCGGTGATCCTCTCTGGGGTGCGGAGCAAGCTTCTAATGCTGTTGGCGCAACCTCTGGTATTATTCCAGAAATCGACATCAAGGTTGATTCTGTGTCTATCACAGCTATCACCAAAAAGCTCAAGGCTAAGTGGACTCCTGAGTTAGGACAAGATCTTAACGCATACCACAACCTTGATGCAGAGGTTGAACTTACTTCTATTCTTTCTGAGCAAATTGCTCTTGAGATTGATCGTGAGATCCTTAACGACCTCGTTCAGGGTGCTACCGCAGGTAAATACTACTGGTCCCGTCATGCCGGTCGATTCGTCAACCGCCTTAACGGTCAAGAAATCGGTGCTACAACAGCAACCCCAGATTTCACTGGTACTGTTTCCGAGTGGTACGAGACTCTCGTTGAGACCATCAACGACGTGTCTGCACAAATCCACCGCAAAACTCTTCGCGGCGGAGCTAACTTCATTGTCGTCGGACCTGAAGTTGCTAACGTCCTTGAGTTTACCGCTGGATTCCGTGCTTCCGTAACTGCTGATGCAGAACGCGGAACCGTTGGCGCTGTTAAGGTTGGCGCACTTTCCAAGAAGTGGGACGTTTATGTCGATCCTTACTTCCCCCGTAACGTGGTCCTCGTTGGTCGCAAGGGTGGATCCTTCTTAGAGAGTGGATACGTCTACGCACCTTACGTGCCATTACAGGTCACTCCTACTATCTTCGGAACCGAAGACTTCGTGCCTCGCAAGGGTGTGATGACTCGCTACGGTAAGAAGATGGTACGTCCTGACATGTACGGACTCGTCATCGTTGTTGATCTCGTTTGATACGATTAATCAACTCGTAGAATAAAAGAATTCCCTCGTCAAGCAATTGGCGGGGGTTTTCTTTATGACATAAACTATTTAATGAGAGGAGACTTATAATTAATGGCGATACCGACTTTAAGCCCAAGCAGCGAAGTAAGTGCTGTTACTCTACCGCGCACTGGAACACCTTCTGATGTAAGCTTACAAACACCAATTGGTGTTTACAATGCATCAACAGATTTTTTATCAGGTGCAGCAGACCAGATTAACTACACATATCAAAAACTTGGTGGCGATGTTTTAGATATTGAATTAACTACTGGAAGCGTTTACGCCGCCTATGAAGAAGCAGTGTTAGAATATTCTTACATTGTCAATATGCATCAATCTAAAAACATACTTTCAGATATTCTTGGTATGACCACGGGAACATTTGACCAAGATGGTGAACTTAAAGCTGGCACTCTCTCGTCAAGTCTGAATGGAACTCATGTCGCCTTAAAATACCCAAAAGTTACTCTTGCATTAAATCAAAAATATGGAGATGGTTATTCCACACAAGTTGGATTGGGTGGTACAACAACTATTTATTCTGCTTCATTTAAAGCAGTAAACAAACAGCAGGATTACAATTTGGGAAGAATTGTTTTAAGTGCATCTAACAATAATCTTGATGAAGCCACTGGTGACCCTGTACCGTATAGCGGTCTTGTCGGCAGCAATAGAGTTATTGTAACAAGAGTATATTACAAATCGCCACACGCTATGTGGAGATTCTATGGATATTATGGAGGGCTAAACACAGTTGGAAACTTGGCTAACTATGGTCAATATGCAGATGATTCAACTTTCCAGTTAGTTCCAGTTTGGCAAAACAAAGCGCAAGCAATGGAATTTGAGGATGCAATTTATACAAGAAACTCACACTATTCTTATGAATTGGATAATAATAATCTGAGAATTTATCCTCAACCAGTCAATCCTGGCGATGTTACACCCAACTACTATCACTTTGATTTTAGAATTGTTGAAGATGCTTGGTCTACATCGGGATCAGGATCTGCTGGAATTGATGGTATCAATAACATGAACACAGTTCCATTTGCAAATATTCCATATATAAACATCAACTCAATTGGAAAACAGTGGATTCGTCGATTTGCCCTTGCGCTGTCAAAGGAGACACTTGGTCAAATTCGTTCCAAGTTTGCCACTGTGCCGATCCCAGGAGAGTCAGTGACACTTAATGGTCCAGCATTAATTAGCGAGGCACGAGAAGAACAGTCAACCCTGCGCGATGAATTGAAAGACGTACTGGATCAACTGACCTACCAAGCTTTAACAGCCAAGGATTCAGAAATTAGTGATAACGTTAGCAATCTTAGCCAAAAGATTCCAGCAGGCGTTTTCGTAGGATAAGGGGGCTAAATGGCAGACGATAAATGGAAGCAACCAGATCAGCCACCACCCCCGCTGTTCCTTGGTGAAAAAGAGCGTAACCTTGTTAAGCAAGTTAATGACGAGCTTATTGAGCGCGTTATAGGGCAGCAAATTGTTTATTATCCGATTGACGATTCAATCACTCAGTATAACAATCTTTACGGCGAAGCAATAGAGAAAACATTTTTACCACCAGTTCGTGTTTATGCACTTGTAGATTATCAAAGCACAGAGACAAAAGCAGACACGCCTGCTGGTATGGACAAACAAAACACAATTACAATTCACTTCCACAAAAGAAGATTGATTGAAGATCAGGATCTTTATGTTCGTGAAGGCGACTTTGTTTTATATGGCGACTACTACTACGAAATTGTCAGCACTCAATGGGCAAGACAATTGTTTGGGCAAATTGACCACACATTTGAAATTGTAGCCACAGCATACTATTCAAGAGAGGGACTATTCGATGCCACCTGATTATCCAGATGATTTCAGCCTGACAAGAGGAACAGATCTCGCTCCGTTAAAAGAGCTTGATTTTCAACCTTCAACAATTGAAACAATTGATCGTGCGCTTTTTGATTACATTGATGAAGAACTTGATATATTTTGTTCCACAAACAAAGGCTTTAAAAAGGTTCCTTTTATTTGGGCAGGAGCCGAACGAGCTTTTCAGATTAAGCATGATCGTGAGTTGCGCGACGTAAACGGGTTTTTAATTTACCCTATTATGAGCCTCGAAAGAACAGGTATATCAAAAGACTTATCAAAGAGAGGGGCTTTTTATGCTGCTGTCGAAAACAGAAGTGATGTAAAAGGCGGCTTGATGACAGTTGCAAGAGAAATCAAACAGGACAAGACAGCAAACTTTGCAAATGCTGACGCCAAAAAACAAATAGTTTTAAATGTGGGCGTTAGTCAAAACAACTTTCCGAAAAAGAATAAAAAAGTGGTGTATGAAACGATAACTGTCCCTGTACCTGTTTACATTGAAGTTTCATACACATTAACAGTAATGGCGGAATATCAGCAACAAATCAATGAAATGATCACACCGTTCATGACAAAGACTGGTGGAATTAATTACGCTGTTATTGAAAAAGATAATCATCGATTTGAAATGTTTATAGACTCGGATTATGCATTAAATAATAATGCAGCATCACTATTAGAAGATGCCCGAGGATATGAGACACAGATCAGCTTTAGAATTATTGGATATATCGTTGGAGCCGACAAAAATGAAGAGCGTCCAAAGATTGTTCGAAGAGAAAATGCAGTTGAAATAAAGATTCCAAGAGAACACGTAATCCTTGGCGACATCCCCGACCAACGCCATGTTAGTGGCAATGTTCCTTTTTATCGTTCATAAAGTTATATTTAGGACTTTCACCAATTTATTAACTATTTATTAACGATAATCAGAATATTTTATTCTCAATATTTCGAAGAGCGACAAGGAGACACTTCATAATGTCAGTTAAATCTTTTAAATTTGTTTCCCCCGGCATTTTTATTAATGAAATTGATAACTCACAGTTACCAGCCACCCCCGATGAGATGGGTCCAGTTATTATTGGACGAACCGAGCGCGGACCAGGGATGCGCCCAGTTAAAGTTAGTTCATTTTCAGAATTTGTTCAAGTTTTTGGCAACCCAATCCCTGGCGGTTCTGGTGACGATGTTTGGCGTAATGGCAATTACACTGCACCTACTTATGCCGCATACGCTGCACAGGCATATTTGCGAAACAGCAATGCACTAACAGTTGTTCGACTTCTCGGTGCCCAGAGTAGCCAGGTCGCTGAGGATGGTGCCGGAGAAGCAGGCTGGTATTCAGGCGCAGGAAGCTCACCAGGGGTAAATGCCAACGCTATTGGCTCTAATGCTGGTGCTTACGGTCTTTTTGTCTTTCCATCTGCCTCGCACGCTACCGCAGTAACAGGCGCTCTTGCAGCCGTTTGGTATTTAGAATCGGGCGCTATTGAACTTTCTGGGGCACTTCGTGGCGCTTCTGCCGCTGCTGATTTGGCACGAACAGGAAGTGCAGCACTTATCGCAGCACAATCAGAAGCCGTTAATCAATTTAAGGCACAAATCAAAGATGATAGTGGCAACGTCATAAAGATGAGCACTTTCAACTTTAATCCAGATTCTTCAAAATACATTAGAAAAGTTTTTAATACAAATCCCACGTTAGTAAATTCAGATGTTACTGATTCGACTCAGTTAAAAACATATTGGCTTGGACCAACTTACGAAAGGCATTTGGCAAAATATTCATCAGGTGATGCATTCGGAGTTATTCTTGGATTAGATAGTGGATCAAACGCCGCTTCTGATTTTAAGTTCGGATTTCAAGCAGCCCAAACTCCATGGATAATTTCACAAGACCGACAAAATTCATCTGCCGGATATGATATTTTAGACACATCCAGAGTTTCGAAACTTTTTAAATTCCACACCTTAGATGCAGGTGATGATGAGATGAAGAAAATTAAAGTCTCAATCACTGACATCAAAGCATCTACAAATGACTTTGATCCATATGGATCATTTAGTGTCGAAGTTCGCGATGCAAGAGATAGTGATAATTCACCAATTGTTATTGAGAGATATAGTTCTGTAAACCTTAATCCGAACTCTACTCAATACATTTCAAAAGTGATTGGAGATCAATTTCTTACATGGGATGACACAGTGCGTAGACACATTGTCAAGGGCAACTATCGTAATGCTTCCAGCTATATTAGAGTTGAAGTAGAAAGAGATGTTGACAGAGGTGTCACTGATGCAACCCTCTTGCCGTTTGGTTCTTATGGACCATTAAGATTCCAGCAATGGGGATACCAATCTGGATCAGATGCACCAGCTAACGCATGGGCAAGAGGTAGTACAAATATTTGTAGACCACTTATAGATGCTGGTACACATGGCAAGTTTATTAATACTGGTGTTTCAGGAACATTGGATGGTGTAACCAACACAGCCAATTTCAGCGGCATTGCTTTATACCCAGCTATCCCACTCAGGTTAACCGCATCAGATGGTGACATTCCAGATCCAAAGGATGCATACTTTGGCATTGACTCAACGCAAGCAAGCAACAATAGATTCGAGCCAAGTTATCAAGATGTGGTAAGACCGTTGCCTGACGCAGTAGACACGTTTACAAATCAGAATGGCTTAGAGTTCTCTTACTTGTTTAGTCTTGATGATCTTAAGCCGTCCGCCGCAGGCGCTTCATCTGCCATTGCTATATATGACTCTGGTTCAAGAGCAGCAGGAACATCTTGGACAGCAGTTAGTTCCTCTTACAAAGAGGTGCTCGACCAAGGTTATAACCGATTTACTGTTCCACTTCATGGCGGATATGATGGTTTCAATGTTAAAGAAAAAGAACCATTTAACAACACAGATCTTGAAGATGGCACTGACACATCCAACTATGCATATTATAGTGTTCGTAGAGCGATTGACACAGTGGCAGATCCAGAAGTTGCTGAATACAACTTGATGGCTACCCCTGGTATTTGGAATGAATCTCTCACAGACCACATGATTGAAGTTTGTGAGGCTCGTGGAGATGCCCTTGCTGTGATCGATATCAAGACAGGATACTTTGCTAATACCGAGAACAATAGTTCAGACGGTGATAACTTGGGATCTGTCTCAACAGCGATCACAAACATGAGAAACAGAAAAACAAACTCTTCTTATGGATGTGCATACTATCCATGGGTCCAAATCAGGGACACCATTAGTAGCGCTCAACTTTTCGTGCCACCATCAGTCGTTGCACTTGGAGCGTTTTCAAGCACCCAACGTAACTCTGAGCTTTGGTTCGCACCCGCAGGCTTTACTCGTGGTGGGTTAACCGAAGGTTCAGCAGGATTGCCTGTAATTCAAGCTCGCGAGAGATTAACCTCCAAAGATCGTGATGATCTTTACGAGGCGAATATCAATCCAATCGCAACTTTCCCAGCCGAGGGTATCGTAATCTTTGGACAAAAGACGTTACAGCTTACACCATCTGCGCTTGATAGAATTAATGTTCGTCGTTTGATGATTTTCGTTAAGAAAGAAATCTCTCGTATGGCAGCTACTGTGCTCTTCGATCAGAACGTTTCTTCAACCTGGAATAGGTTCCTTAGCGAAGCAGAGCCATTCTTGAGAGGTGTGCAAGCCCGTCTTGGATTAACAGATTTTAAGATTATTCTCGACGAGACAACAACAACCCCAGAGTTGGTTGATAGGAATATTCTGTACGCCAAAATATTCTTAAAGCCTGCTCGTTCAATTGAGTATATTGCACTTGACTTTGTTATCACAAATAGTGGTGCAGGATTCGAGGATTAAAAGAAAGATGACTATATATTATAACAACAGGAGAAACAAATAATGGCAGCAGACTCTTCAAACAATTTTTGGTCTAATCCGAATTTTGAACCAAAAAGAGGGTTTAGGTTTTTAATTGAGTTCACCCCACCTGGCGCACCTACTTCTTTGAAGTATGTTGCCAAGTCAGTGGACCGTCCTTCATATAGCATTACTTCAACTCCGCACGCATTCTTTAATCATACATTCTACTACCCAGGAAGGGTTACTTGGAACACTTTACAGTTGACACTTGTTGATGCAGTTGAGCCAAATACCTCAAAAGTTCTTTATGACTATTTGCTTAACACAGGTATTGCGAATCCTACCGATTTGAATGACGCGATTAACACAACGATCACCAAGGCAACAGCAACCGCTGCACTGGGCAAACTTGTAATTAAAGAAATGATTACTGATGGTTCCTCCCCCGCCGCCAAAGAAGGTGGTAAGTGGGAGCTTGTCAATGCGTTTGCAACAGAAGTCAACTTTGGATCTCACTCATATGATTCAGAGGACTTAATCGATGTTACTTTAACTATCCAATATGATTGGGCAGTTTACAGTTCTCAATAAAGCTAAACCTTAATAAAAACAATATTTTCTATTTGAACTATTTATTAAGTTAGGTTATAATAAAAATACATACTACAATAGAGGTGTAAATGTCAAGAAACTCTGGTCGCACGAAAGCAAGTGCTTCTCCTGCGCCAACCCAAGCAGTCGATTCAACGACTACGGCTGCTCCTCCGGCAACTCTTTCGTTTGTTGCCCCAACGGAATTTGTCGAGCTTCCTTCTCGTGGAAAGTTTTATCCTCCTGCCCATCCACTTTATGAGCAAGAGACAATAGAAATTCGATACATGACCGCAAAAGATGAAGATATTTTAACTTCAAAAGCATTGCTTAAAAGCGGCTTGGCTATCGATAGACTAATTGCGAATCTTATTGTTAATAAAGATATTCACGTTGATGATTTATTGGTGGGTGATAAAAACGCCTTACTTCTTGCGGCAAGAATATCGGGATATGGAAACGAATACACTGTTAGGATAGGCTGTCCCGCCTGTGGTGTTACTAATGAACACATCTTTGATTTATCAGCCATGGGCAATAGTCAAGGTATTCAACCAGAGGAGGATAGTGACAGCGGCGTGTCGCAAACAGATCATGGAACTTTTACTGCTGTTCTTCCCCGTTCTGAATATACTGTGGAGTTTAGACTTTTTACTTCACAAGATGAAAAAGATACGATTGCTCGACAAGAGAGGTTAGAAAAGCTTAACTTACCAGACTCTACATCGACAGATCTGCTTAAAACATTAATCGTGTCAGTCAATAACGTCACCGATGTTGGTGAAATAAATAATTTTGTTGATAACATGCCTGCCCAAGATGCTAGATTTTTAAGGGCGTGTGTTAAAGTAGTAACTCCAAATGTGGATCTATCTCAAGAAGTTGAGTGCTCGTCTTGCGGTGCGGTAACTGAAACGGAGGTGCCGTTTACTTCGGAATTTTTTTGGCCTAAATAGCGACTACATGCAAAATGTATATGAACAATTCTTTTTTCTTACACACCATGGAAGTTGGAGTTTTATAGAGGCATACAATCTTCCCGTTCAATTAAGGGGCTGGTTTGTGCGTAGGCTAACAAAACAATTTCAAGATGAGAAAGAGGCTATGGAAAAAGCCAATAAAAAAACTAGATAAATGAAAGCGGGCTATTGCCCGTTTTCTTTTTAATGCAACTATTTATTAGAGGCAGACATATACGGAGACCACAAACATGAGCGAATCAAACGATTTAGTTTCGATTGAAATTAATTTAAACCCAAGTGAAGCCGACTTGTTAAATGAAAGCTGGCTTGCTATGATGGGCGGAGCGATTGAAACAATTCTTGCAGGAATGTTTGGTGGACGACGTGTACCAGTTAAAATCTCCGGCACGAGAAAACAAGTAGATTCTTTTAAAAGCGCTCTTGGAAATGAGGCAAAATATCTTAAAGCAATGAAGCGCTACGGCTTAGACAAGCCCGAGACAATTAAAACAAAGTCTGCCCTTGATCGCGCAATAAAAAACTTTGAAAGCGACACAGGCATTAAATGGCCATTCAAATAGGAGAACTATAAATGGCAACCACCGCAGATCTTGAAAATCTACTCGAACAGATTAAAAAAGGCTTAAACGTTGAAGAACTTGAAAAGTTTAATGATTTAATCGGACAGGTTGAGCGGTCCCTTCTGCCCTTTGGTGGCGATCCTGTTGAGGCGATAAAAAAACTCCAAGATGCAATTAAAGAAGCCGCTGAAGAAACCAGCAAACTTGATGAGAAAACCAAGAGCTTACAAAAAACAAGTAGTGACTTTGCAAATGCTCTTCAACGAACAGTACAAACCTTTACTGGCTTAACAGATGGTTCGGAGACCCTTATTGGTTCTTTTATGAACATGCAAAAATCCAGTAAAAAATTAAGTAAAGAAATTGAAGACCTGGAAAAAGACCTCGCCACTCTCACCGATGGGACTGAAGAATTTGCCAACAAGTCAAAAGAATTAGAAAGAAAACAAAAAGATCAAAAAGATTCCCAAAAGTCTCTTACAGAATCAATGGAGGAATATGTTGCGAATTTAAATCCAGTCGCCTCGTTAATTTCAAAAGTTCAACAATCCACGATAGGAGTCGCAGCAGCAAACGATGCAGCCACCGCCGGATTTAATGCAGCCACAGGTGCCGCAGGAGAATTTGATGATGAAATAGTTGCTCTTGAATTGGCAAACAGATCAAATGGTATCTCCGCAGAAGAGATGGCTGCATCTTATCAAAGCCTTATGGGAAATCTCTCTGGTTTTGGAGTTATGGCGGAGAGTGAAAGAAAAAGACTTGGAGAACTCGGCGCAGAATTTGACAAGGTAGGAGTTTCAGGAGCCGATTTTGCGGGCAGCCTTGAAACAATGACAAGAAATTTTGGCATGTCCACAAAGACAGCTACACGCTTTCAAAAACAAGCATTTAATTTAGCTCAAACTCTTGGCAAAGATGTAGGACAGGTTTTTTCTGAACTAAACCAGGCGCTTCCACAACTGTCATCGTATGGTGCAGATGCTGTTGAAATATTTTTTGACTTAGAGAAGCAATCACAAAAAACCGGACTTGCAGTTAATGAGCTTATTGGCATAGCGGATAACTATCAAACTTTTGATTCTGCCGCCACCGCCGCCGGTAATTTAAATGCTGTTTTGGGCACACAATTGTTTAGCACAATGGGTCTTCTTGAAGCACAATTAGAGGGACCACAGGCAGTTATAGATTATATGTCGGAAACTCTTGGATCTTCTGTGAGTGATTTTAATTCACTTAACAAATTCCAAAAAGATGCTATTGCAAACGCTGCTGGCATGAATGCGGAACAGTTAAGCCAGTTAATGAACCAAGAGGCAATGACAAAGCAAGAGACGGACAGAGCAACGTCATTAAATGAAGCCATGGCTGCTGGACGTAGTTTAGCACAAGAGCTTGTAATATTAGTTCAAAACTTTGCAATTGGCATACAGCCGGTTGTTGATGGTCTGTCTTTTGTGTTTGAAAAAGTGAATCAATCAATTCAATTTATAAAAAATGAAATGCCACTTGTTGCTGGTGCTATAAAAGGCGCATTTGTTACTTTTGGTATAATGAAGTTTATTGGTGCTATAAAAGCAGCAGGAGTCGCAATGAAGTCCTTAATGTCGATAAGCATTCTTACTAAAATGTTTACCAACCCCGGAGCGGTTGCGTTAGGAATTCTCGGTGGCGGCGCAGCAATAGGCGCGGCATTGGCTTTGCTTCCAAAAGAAGAGCGACGACTTGGTGGCAATACCACAGGAAGAATGGCAAGTTTAGCAGAATCAGGCGCAGAAGGCTTTATTTCAAACGGGCAATTACAAGTCGCTGGAATGGGCGGACCTTTCCAAGCCGAGCCACCAGTTAATAC